TTTGTAGTGGTATTGTTATTATTACCAGATGTTATAGGAATAAAATTATACACCGGATAGTCATAATATGATATCTGGATATTAGAACCTTGTGGAAGTATACCTCCATTACCACCTGTACCAGTGTGAGTAACAGAAACTATTTCAAAGTTATCTTTATCATATTGTACATCAAATAATAACTGACGAGTAGTAGCGTTGGTATTACCGTTACCATAAATAATATAATCAAAGGTTGTACCTCTATCTAAAGAAGCACCACCTACTGATGTAGCAGCTTTAAACTTAATTTGGCCGTAAGATAGTGTCACAAATATTGTAAAAATTGTGACAAGAAACAGTCTTAATTTACTCATTTTTTATCTTCTATTATTTTGGTTACTAAGGAATTACATGCTTTCTTTAAAGCACTAGAGAGGTTTTGATTATTAAACTTACCTCCCTCATCTACAAGTAGCGTAGACATAGAGATTTCAGCTGCAGATTCTTCTACTAAGAATTTCTTTTCTAACTTGCCATCTTTGTACAGGAATCCCTGTAGTCTTATTACAACAGATTCTTTGTTATTATGTACTATTGAAAAGCTTGATTGTGTCTTTAGAACATCTAAATAGACTATATCTACTTTCAGCATGTTCTTAGATGTAGGATCTAATGAGATTTCTCTCTCCTGGAATACTTCTTCTAGTATATTCTTTACACCAAATTCTAATTTTCTGTTACCAGCAAGTGTACCAATTTGTACTTTGTTAGTGATAGCTCCAATAGCAATGTCTTTAGGTCCTTCATACCAAATATTACCCGGTGAGTTTTTAAATGTACCATCAAACTTCCAAGAGAACTCATTGGACATTTGTTGAAGTTTCTCATCATTACCAGAAAACTCTAGGTATAAAGAGTAAAACATCAAACCCAGAGCAAAGATTAACCATGCCCCTACTAAAGTTAAAAAACTATATAAAAAATACTCCCTTGCTTTATTTAAAATTGCCCCCATATGAAAATGTTTTAAAAAAAGAAGGGTAGAAATTATCTACCCTGTCCTCTGTATTTACTTACTGCTTTAGCTTTAGGGCCAGAAGTTTTGGTAGCTTTACCACCTTTTCTTTTCCCAAAGCTGACTTTTCTACTGTCAGATTTTACTTTTGCCATGTTGGTTAGATTGAGCCTATTAATAAATTATGATACTCTTTGAAGTGTTTGATACGATCAGCTAAACCAATAGTACCACCATTCACTCTTTTAGTAATCTTAGTGACTACTTCATCTGATGCCCCACCGTCAGCTATCTCATTCAGTTTGTTCTTACTCCAAAACCAGGCAGCTGATGCTAATTGGTATTTGGTAGCAACTAAATTTGGATTAGCTAGTATATCATCTTCTGTAACAGTTTTAGCAAAAGCTGTATAATTATCTTTACCAGTTAATTGGATATATCCACGACCTCTGAACTTGTAACCATCACCTGATGCTTCAGGTCCGTTACCCATTCTACTACCATAAACAAGATTTGCAATCTTTTCAGGTTTCTTAGCATACGCTGCAGCCTTAGGTTCATCTATTGTACCATCAGGACGCTTGAAATACTTTTTAAATATGCTTGTTAAGCCTTTAGCAGAATAGTTTAAGTTTTCTTGAGCTACTCTGAATCCGCCAGATTCATGACCACACTGAGCTAAGAAATGAGCTACTCTTAATGGAGTATTAACTTTATATTTTTCTGATACTAAAGGAATCTGAGCCAGTACAGAATCTGGTATATGTCCTTTTAGTTTATCTAAGTTCATTATTTTACTTTTTTAGGCTGAGCAGGATAGTATTTTTTCTTTTTCTTTTCTGCAGGTTTAGCTGCATCAACTACTTTCTTTTTAATCTCAGCAACTTTTTCTTTTAATTCAGCTACTTCTTCTTTGATTTCTAATTCTACTTTTTCAATAGCTACAGCTTTTTCAGCTGCAGTACTTTTACCAAATAATGATTTGATTAAGTCAATGATTTTTTTCATACTTATTTTTTTAGTTTAATTTTCCAATAGGACTGAATTCCATAGGTAGCACCACCTGTTACTTGTGTGCCTAAATTCAGACCGTATATATGGTCTTTTTTATTTTTTAGTAATACTCCAACACTAGCACCAGTAATACCAAGCGTTTGGTTACCGTCAATACCACCACCTATAAACAATTGTGTCTTAGGTTTCTCATATATAGTATTAGTAATGGTGGTCTTTTCTGTTATAGTTGGAATCTTATAATTGTATTTATAAGATCTATTCTTTAATTGATTTTCTTTAACAGTATCTGCAACAGCTATGTACCCTAGTGTATCTAACTTAAGTGTATCAGCGTATACAGTTAGAGCTAAGTATTTAGTTAACAAAGCGTCATACTGAAGCTTAAGAGCTGCGTAATTAGTATCAGCTAAATATTGTGGAGGAATACGAGTAGTATCATGTATTACTGTACCCTTCATTGTCTTTATGATAAGACTATCATGTATTTGCCAAGTTGTATCATGCACAACAACAGTATCTGAAGTGTTTTGCTTGCCTAGGTTCACATAACCACAACCACCTTGTTGAAAAAAGATAACAACTACAAGTACTAAGACTATTATACTAAGCAGATTTTTCATCATCTTTCTTTTTATGAGAGAATTTATCTAGACTATCTGCACCCATACCAATAGCTGTAATTACCATAACAGCATTCACAAGCTCAGCAGCAGGTTTAAAATGCTCCTCAGAGAAGCTATTTACTGTCATAGTACCACATAAGAATATGGCACCAAGAAAAGCTACTACAGGCTTTATTGAGATAGACCCACGCTCATCCTTGAATAATTCAATTATCCACTCTTTAAATTTCATACCTATATATTTTAATATAAATAAACTGCCTTCTTAAGCTTTACCTTATTATCAGGTAAAACAGCATATGTAACTGACATATAATCAGTCTTGTCCTTTTTAAAAGGAAACTCAGCTGTAGGAGCCGTTTTAAAAACTACCCTTTCTAGGTTATCTATACGAGTTTTGTCAATATTAGACTGAGCCATCAAGGCTTTAACGTCTGACTTAATTTCGTTAACATCATTCCAGATTAACATAGCTAGTATAGAAACTAGCGTAGGAAATATCCAAACTTTAAAGGCTTCTATTTGCTTCATGGCTTAATTACTTAACTAATTTAAACTCGTATACAGAACCTTTTGGCTTTTGTAGACTGATTATCAATGAGTTAGGTAAAATAGAACCATCTGCATTCCTTCTTACAAAGTATCTTAAACCACTAGGTTGTTTAACAACAACTTGCTGTCCTGTCGGAGCAACATTAGCAGCTGGGATCTCAATTGTGTTAGCAGGAATTGGTGAAGAGCTCTTTACAGACATCATAGTCCCTGGAACAGGAAAACCATAAAAGTCTTTTTGGGCATAAAACTTCTTTGCCATGTTATATAATTTATAAATAAACTTTAATTATGTAGAATTTCTATAAACTCTACAATATAATATACAAAATATTGTAGAACTTACCTATTTTTGTTTACCTAAATATTTTAGATATATGAATTCAACACAATATGCCATCAAGCTAGAAAGAAAGCTGATTGAAGAGTTTAAATCCAACTTTTTAAAGAAGATTGGGTATCAACCAATTGTCTTGACTAAAATACAAGACAAAGAAAATGATGGATACATAAAGCTGATGCCATTAGACCAACTAAAAGAACTTTTTGAGCCATTTCTACCCAAAAAATATAATAAAAAGCTAGAACTAGGTTGTAGACTTAGGAAAAGGGAAATAGTAGAACTACGCTTTATTTACAGCTTCATAGCTAGACGTATGAATTACTCGTTTGTATCAATAGCTAAATCTATTGATAGAGATCATACCACTATCATATACTCATGTGAAAAGTTTGCAGACCTATCTGAAACTAATGATTCATTTAGAGAAAAATATCTGATGATTTTAAACCATATTAAAAAAGAAACAACCCCGGAAGACTATGAGTTACCAAATATGGAACACTTGCAGGACGTACAATATAACGCCCAACCAGCTTTACTTTCTTGATTGTTGTAGAGAAAAGATAATTCCTTCAACAGTTATTAATGCTGACACTGAAAAGTTGATAGCATTAAAAGCCGGTTATATAGATTTAGAGGGTAATTTAAGCCCAGCTGCAATACTTATTCTTAATGAATTTGAAACCTTTTTAGTTAAAACTAAGAAGAAAGTAACTAAAGAAGTTCTTGGAGAAGACTTCATGGATAAAGTTAAAATATACAGAGAGATATTCCCTGCTAAAAGACTTCATTCAGGAGAATTAGCTAGACAAACTCCTAATGAATTGAAGGACAAGTTTATATGGTTTTTTAAAACTTATCCTGAATATGATTGGGGTATGGTATTTGATGCTACCGACTATTATGTGTACTTGAAAAGCTTAAAAAACTTTGAGTATACAATGACAAGCAGCTACTTTATCAAGAAAACAGACCCACGAACTAAAGAGACCTCTTCTAAATTAGCTGACCATTGTCAGATGATTATTGATGATCCAAGTCTGCTAAATATTATGTAAATTAATATGTAGACTTCCCCGTAATTATTTTGAAAATATATTAGAGAACTCTTTGAATTTAGAGAATAGTTCTCTAAATTTGTTGTCCCTAAAAATCAAAGCGTATGGAATCCCAGGAAGTACTAATTAAAGAATTATTTAAAAGAGTCACTGTAGACATTTCTCAAGAGAGAAAGATTAAAGCAATCAGCTATGAGGGTTTTGAATATGCTGTTCAACACTTGATGCATATAGCTTATCTAAATGGTCAGAAAGACTGTATAACAGACGTCAGCACAAGTATGAAAGGAATTATAGAAGAAGCTTTTGCTGTATAAAAAATTAACATGGACATTTTAAAAGACAGACCCTTTGGTCTAAGACTTTATTCTGAGGTATTAGAAGAAGGTCTACAATATATAGACGATAGAAGACATGGTCGGATTAAATCTTTCAAAACTCCATGGGTAGGTTTAAACCGAGCAGGTGTAAACGGTTTAGAGTGGGGTTCCTTAATAACTATAGGAGCTAGACCAGGAGCCGGTAAAACAATGATAGTAAGTCAGATTCTTAGAGAATCTAGAATTAACAATCCAGATCAACAATTTAATATTCTTGAATTCCAATTTGAGATGGGAGCTAAACAATCTGCATCAAGAGCCTTTGCTGCTGAAACAGCATTAGACTATGATATAGTGCTTAGTTCTTCAAAACAATTAGATGACTTCTCGTTCAATATGATGAAGTCTCATGTTCAAGATTGTAAAGCATTAGAGAAAGCAGGTATATACAGAACACAAATTAATACACCACTTACTCATAAAGATATAAGAGATGCCATTCATAGAACATACAATGCTTTAAATGGCAAACCATTAATAGTAACTATTGACCACAGCTGGTTAATTAAAAGAACTGCAGAAGAAAAAGAAAAGATCGCAACCATATATAATACCACTGAGACTTTGATGAGAGTTAAGAACGAGTTACCTGTAATCGTTCTAATGATTACACAACTTAACAGAGGTATGGATGAGACATCAAGGAAGATACCTGGCACACTCGGTAACTACCCTACTTCATCTGACATATTTGGTGGTGATGCTTTGATGCAAGGTTCTGATATGGTACTTGGTTTATCTAATCCGTATAAGGCTAATATAATGCCTGTATATGGTCAGAAAGGTTATAAGGTTCTTAAAGATGATCTGTATGTACATCTTATCAAAGTAAGAAATGGTAAAGATGATAACAACGTACTATTCATGAAAGGAAACTTTGATAAACAAAAGATGATAGAAATAAGTGAGCCGTTAGCTACTAACCCATCAAATCAAGGCTATAGACCCACTTTTCAACAAAGAACTGCTTCGGCAGCACAATTAACAACTGTTTCACTAGACTCTAATGACAACGGAGACTATGAACCATAATATACACTCACACATTAAAACTTCACAAGATGTCAACTTTTAGTACAGCCAACCAAACAGTGGTTGATGACCAAAAGGAATTCAAAAGGATGAAGCTTGATGCTATTAGAACTTATCATAAAGCTCTAATTCAAGACCTAGGAATTCCTATTACAGATTTTAACATGAAGATGCCCTTCTACAACTCCAGAGGAGAAATGGTAGTAGGAATCTTCGCATCAGAATTCAAGAAAGAAAAAGGTTTCTTTTTTGAGCTCATCACTAGAGATTTAGAACCTGCTAGTGCAGAGCGTACAGTTTATAGAATACCCCCAACAACAACGTTTGATGATGAATTTGAACTAAATGAAAGAGGTTCATACTTAGTACCCTTAGAGGAACTAAGAACTGTTAATCCTTCTTCAGTAGCCATCAGTAAATCATCAGCAGTAACTAGTAGTGATCCAATTTTTAGCACTAGTACTTCGGCTCCTAGAGTAACAGCCTACAAAGCCCCAGCTCCTATAGAGGATGCTCCTTATGATGAAATGACTATCAGGGACTACTATGCTATACAAACAGGTAAGCCGGTAAGTACCAAAGTATGGTTAAACGAACTTATTAAATCCACAAAATAACAATCACATGGCAACAGGTATTTTAATCATTGCAGAATCCGGTGCTGGTAAATCTACTAGTATTGAAAAATTAGACCCAAAGCAAACATTTATTATTAATGTAGCTAATAAGTCACTTCCATTTAAAGGATGGAAAAGTAAGTATACAATATGGTCAAAGGAGAACCCTAATGGCAATATGTATGATAAATCAGGTGTACACAACATAGAAGCTTGTCTTAAGTATGTTAGTGAGAAACGTCCTGAAGTCAAAACAATTGTTGTAGATGACTTTCAGTACATGAGCTCATTTGAATACTTTGAAAGAGTAGATGAAAAAGGCTATGAAAAGTTCACTCAAATTGGTGCAGGCTTAGCTCGTATAGCTAGAATGCCTAAAGACTTAAGATCTGATTTACAGATTTATTTCTTGACCCATGCTGAAGAAGCTACTGACTTAGAAGGTAGACGTAGATTTAAAGCAAAGACCATTGGTAAAATGGTTGATGAAAAACTTACGTTAGAAGGTCTATTCAGTATAGTTCTATTTGGTAAAGTAAAGAAAGACAAGGAAGGTAACATCCGTTATGTATTTGAAACACAGAACAACGGTGAGAATACTTGTAAAGCACCAAGGAATATGTTCCCAACATTTGAGATAGAGAATGATCTAGAACTTGTTAGCAAGGCTATCATAGACTATGAAAACTAATTTTCACAATTACATTTTAATATTTAAAAACAAACAGCATGTTTAGTACAAAAGGACAAGAAGTAAAAACAGGTGGTGGAGTAGCTAAGTCTCTTCAAGCCGGAGTAGTGTATGCACACATTTACAGTGCATTAGTAAGAGAATCTAAAAATACAGGAAAGAAGATGTTAGAATTAACATTAGAAGGTCCTGCAATGGAAGGGTTTGAAGGTTGGGCAATAGATAAAGAAAACTTAGAAGGACCAAAATATACAGGTCAGTCTTCAAGAGTATCTGCTTCTATTTGGATTGACAGCTTTAATGATGCAAACCTAGCTAAGAATGAAATCATGTATAAACTATCTGTTATTGCAACAGAATTGGGCATGAAGGATGAATTAGATAGCATTTCAGCTTCTACTATTGAAGAGTGGGTTGCTAAAGTTATCAATATGGTTAAAGGTAAGAACTTGTACTTCTTCTTGAAAGGTGTTGAAGAAGAATACAATGGAAAAACAATCATCAAATTGTCTTTACCTAAGTACAAGTTTGTAGCTGATGAAGCTGACAAGCTGGACAAGTTTGATAAAAACAATCAGTATCACTACAAAGCATTAAACAACAAACCAGTTGGAAGCTTTGAACCAGTGGCTGATGATTTCTCAATGTAATTCTGTCGGATTTCATACATAATAGAGGGGGGAGTATCTACTCTCCCCAAAGTTATTTAAAGGTTCGTTTATGTTTAAAACAAAAAACTTGGTACACGATATAAAAGATGTACCAACTCCTTGGATATTTGAACACTTTTGTAAGCTCAAAGAAAAGCTGAACGGACATGATGTAAAAATTAAGAGTCTATTCAACTCTAAGGAACGTACACCCAGTATGTGCATCTATTTTGATAATAATAAACAGATGTACAGATATAAAGACTTCTCTTCTTCAAAAGGAGGATCAGCGGTAGACCTTGTGAAAGATCTAAATAGTTTAAATTATTACCAAGCCATAGCATTAATAGTAGAAAAGTATAATGACTTTGTACTACATAATAATGGTGGATATGATTTACAAGAATTTAAACAAGCATCTAGATATAAAGTATCTAAATATGTATTTAGATCATGGAGTTCACAAGACCAGTATTTCTGGACACAATTTAATATAGGATCTAAACTACTAGATGAACACTGTATAAGACCATTAGAGTATTATACCATGTTTAAAGAATCAGAAGAAGGTCCTAAAGAACTAACCATTTATGGTAACTATCTATATGGTTACTTTAAGAAAGATGGTACACTATATAAGATTTATCAACCCAAAACATTAGATAAGAAATTTTTAAAGATTTCTGATTATATCCAAGGTTCAGAGCAACGTAATCCAGAAAATAAATATCTGATTATCACTTCTAGTCTTAAAGATGTTATGGCTATTAAATCCTTAAAGCTTTCTCATATAGACATTATAGCACCAGATTCAGAAAATACCGTAATAAAAAGTACGTACATGGATTGGTGGCAGAATGAGTATGAGAAGATAATAATCCTATTTGATAATGATGATCCAGGTATAGCAGCAATGCGTAGGTATAAAGAAGTTTATCCTTATGTAGAGTTGTGTGTCTTACCTATGAGTAAAGATCCATCAGATAGTATTAAAGATTTTGGAGCAAAGGCAGA